ATGAGACTGAGCCGTCAGAGATTCATGGAATCTTTCTTCTTTCCCCCCTGTCTGCGGTTATTCCGTTCGCAGACCACAACCCTTCGCCCCGCGTAGCCTTCTCGTGTGCCCAGAGCCGCCAGGGTGCGTCATGGTACCATTCCAACTTCAACAAGCGGTTCGATACTATTACCCTCATCCTGAATTCCCCACAGCGTCCGATCTGTGAGACGTGGATGTACCCTCACGTTCTCGGTCGAGGAGGGTGCCTGCCGTACGGATTCAATGCGATCGTGGCGATTTCCGTATATTCGGGATACAACCAGGAAGACTCGGTGATCTTGAACGCTTCGGCTATGAAACGTGGTCTGTTTCGTACGACATACTACCATTCGTACAATGTCACAGAAGAGATGGTGAATGAAATGGAGGGAACACACACAGAATTTGGCAACCCGGCAAAGAAGGGACTGAAACTGAAAGCTGGTAAGGATTATTCGAAGTTGGACGATAACGGAATTATTCGGTTTGGGTCGGAGGTGGATGATGATACCGTCTTGGTAGGCATAATTTCTGGAACGTCGGATGCCTCCACTACAACAAAGCGTGGACAGCGTGGACGGGTAGACGGAATTCAGATGTTCACAATCACGCGAGGACTGGGGAAGGGAAAGACCACACTGAACGGTGTCAAGATCCGTATCGCTGAATCTCGTCAGCCTATTTTGGGAGACAAGTTCAGTTCACGTGCGGGTCAGAAGGGAACCGTAGGAATGATCATGGACGAGTGTGATATGCCCTTCACAGCCAAGGGTCTGCGTCCCGACCTGATCCTGAACCCCCACGCCATGCCGAGTCGCATGACGACAGGGCAGCTGCTAGAATCCATGTCGACCCGTGCGGGTATTTCCCTGGGATCCATGATTGATTCCACCCCGTTCACCGCCCGTGACCAGATTACTGAATACCGGGAGCTTCTACGCAAGGTCGGACTAGAACCCAACGGTTCAGAGATCATGTACAACGGCCAGACAGGTGAAATGATGGAGATGGAGATTTTCGTGGGACCGACCTACTATATCCGCTCCAAACTGATGGTGGAAGACAAGATCAATTACCGCGATACTGGATCCAAGACTCTCCTGACTCACCAGCCGCTGGAGGGACGGTCCGCCGGGGGTGGCCTGCGTATCGGAGAAATGGAGCGTGATGCTCTCATAGCCCACGGCGTTTCAGGGTTCATTGAAGAGTCGTTCATGAAGCGATCCGACGAGCACGAGGTGATTTTCCAGAAGGAGACTGGACTGCTAGATAGCACTGGAGAGGGGGAAATTGAAGTTCTTCGGATGCCCTACGCCATGGCTCTCTATGTCAAGGAGCTCGAGTCAATGCATATTCGCACAAATATTATAGGCGTTTAAGAGTATGACGGGTGATATAGGTAAGAAGATGTACGTCATCAAACGCGACGGACGGCAGGAAGAGGTCTCGTTTGATAAGGTACTTCATCGGATTCAGAAGTTGGCCGTTGGCATCGACCATGTGAATCCGGCACTTGTAGCCCAGAAGGTCTGTAACCAGATCCAGGATGGTATCAAGACGTCCGAGCTGGACGACTTTGCAGCAGAGACAGCTGCGATGATGGTGGGTCGTGCTCACCCCAATTACGGTAAGCTTGCCGCCTGTATCGCGATCGATAATCATCACAAGAATACGCCCGCTACGTTCCAGGAGTGTGCCGAGCTTCTATGTGCAAAGGGGATTGTGTCGCAGAAGATCTGTGAGGTGTCCAGGATGGTTGGAATCCAGCTTATGATTGATTACAATCGCGACTTTGAGCTGTTTGATTACTTTGGATTCAAGACCCTCGAGAAGAGTTATCTCCAGAAGGTGGATGGCAAGGTTGTTGAGCGGCCCCAGCATATGTGGATGCGTGTAGCCATTGAGATTCACACCGACGAGTTTGCGACGGAGCACTACGGGTATCCTACCCAGTATGTCCCCAACATGCGTCGCATCGCAGAGACCTACGATGCCCTGTCGCTGGGATACTTTATCCATGCGACTCCCACCCTCTTCAATGCGGGAACCAATCATACCCAACTGAGCTCCTGCTTCCTCCTAGACATCAAGGAGGATTCCATTAAGGGGATTTATGAGACCCTAGGTGACTGTGCCCAGATTTCCAAGTGGGCTGGTGGTGTGGGCTTGGCCATTCACAAGATCCGTGCCAAGAATTCCAGGATCCATGGAACCAACGGGGCGTCCACGGGGATTGTCCCGATGCTCAAGGTGTACAACGACACAGCTCGTTACGTCAACCAGGGTGGCAAGCGGAACGGTTCGTTTGCCGTATACCTCGAGCCCTGGCACGCAGATATCGAGGACTTCCTGCGTCTCAAGCTGAACACAGGTGCGGAGGAGGACCGGGCTCGTGATCTCTTTTACGGTCTCTGGATTCCCGATGAGTTCATGCGGCGGGTGAAGGAGGGTAAGGATTGGACTCTGATGTGCCCGCACGAGTGCCCGGGTCTCGCGGATGTTCATAGCGAGGAGTTTACGGCTCTCTATCGCAAGTATGAGTCCGAGGGCAAGGGTAGGAAGTCAGTCCCTGCACAGAAACTGTGGCAGATGATCCTGGACGCTCAGATCCAGACGGGCACTCCCTACCTTTGTTACAAGGATGCTGCCAACTACAAGTCGAATCAGAAGAATCTGGGCACGATCAAGTCCAGCAATCTGTGCTCGGAAATCATGGAGTATACCGATGCCCAAGAGACGGCAGTGTGCAACCTGGGCAGTATTTCTCTGACCCGCTTTGTCAAGGAGGACAAGACTTATGATTTCGATGCCCTCCGGCACTACACTGCGATTCTCGCCCGGAATCTGGATATTGTGATTGACAGGAATTACTACCCCACCCCTGAATGCCGGGCATCCAACCTGCGTCACCGTCCCATCGGGATCGGCGTACAAGGTCTGGCCGATGTGTTTGCCAAGATGCGGATCACCTGGTCGTCCCCTGAAGCCGCCGATCTTAACCGTCGGATCTTTGAGCACATTTACTACGCGGCTCTCCACACGTCCTACAACATTGCCGTGGACAGGGGATCGTATCCTTCCTTTGAGGGGTCGCCCGCATCCCAGGGAATTCTCCAGCCTGACCTGTGGCGTGTTAATCCCCTGTCTGAGGACCTTGATTGGGCGGCCCTGCGTCATCGTGTGAAGAAGGGGCTGCGAAACTCTCTCTCCATCGCTCTGATGCCCACGGCCTCCACATCTCAGATCCTGGGGAACAACGAGTGCTTTGAGCCTTTCACCAGCAATCTGTACGTCCGCCACGTCCTTGCAGGTGATTTCATCGTGATCAACAAGTACTTGATTTCCGAACTGGTAGAACTGGGAGTGTGGTCGCCTGAACTGCGAACATCTATCATTGCCAACAACGGCAGTGTTCTGGGCGTTCACGGCGTGCCCCCAGATGTCCAGGAGAGGTACCGTACGGCATGGGAGATTCCGATGAAGACTATTATCAACTTAGCAGCCGATCGGTCTCCGTTCGTTTGCCAGTCCCAGTCGCTCAACCTATTTGTAGCGGATCCGTCGTACGCTCGGTTATCGAGCATGCACCTGTATGCCTGGGAGAAGGGACTCAAGACAGGGTGCTACTACCTCCGAACCAAGGCGGTCGCCTCGGCACAAAAGTTCACAGTGGAGCCTGAGGCTCGCCCCCAGCAGCCTGACTGTCTCACCTGCTCTGCGTAAAATCTTCTCCAATGAAGTATAAACAAATGTCCGGATACTGGTCCTCCGCTTCTGCCTCCCCCTTCGGTGCTGCCCCCGCCACCGGCGGCCGCCGCCGCCGCACTGCCCGCCGTGGTGGTGAGGAGCTCGTTGCCGGCCGCCGCCGCCGTCACTCCCGCCGTGGTGGTGAGGAGCTCGTTGCCGGCCGCCGCCGCCGTGGTGGTGCCGAGATGCCGCCGCCGCCGCCCGCCGATGTGAAGGAGGCTGCCTCCCAGCTCGCGGGTGCGGATGCCCCCAAGACGATGGAGGGTGGCCGCAAGCGTCACACCAAGGCGAAGAAGGTTGCCAAGGCCCTGCTGAAGCTGTCGAAGAAGCTCGAGAAGGGAGGCCGCCGCCGCCGCGGTGGTGGCTCGATGTATTAAACAATCAACCTGTTTAACATTTTTTAGGTAGAGCAGTTGCTTTACCGCTAAAAATGTAGGTTAAGAACAAGTGAAATGTCCCGTCGTCGTCGATCAAGTTCAACAGGGTGGGCGTCAGATGATTCGCGGTATGGACCGCTCAGTATAGAAGAACTTGAGGCTACCCTCAAGTATCGCCAGGCAATTGTAGACCAAATGGTGAAAGATGGAAAGGATCCCAAGTCGCCTATAGATTATGTTCACCTTGTGGATGTGGCAAGGGAGGAACTCGAAGAGGCCAAGAAGAAAGAGAAGAAGGGCGGTCGTCGTTCACGTCGCCGCCGGGGCGGACGTCGGGTTCTGCTTAAGAAACTCACCAAGCGTCGAAAGCATCGTAAATAGATCTTCCGTGAATCCGTAGTGGCACCCGTTCGGCTCAATCTTGGGGGCCTTGCGACTGGATGTGGTCCGAGGGTGTACTAGACTCACAATCACCTCCTGTGGAGACAACTCGACACACTTTGATTCACGTCCGTGAATGAACGCGTGCCCTTCCGCAATTTGTGTCTCTTCAGGAAACCCCTTCTCTTCCCAGAACGCCCGAGTATAACACATCGTGGCCTCGGATACACGCATGCTCTGCGGCAGCCGGATCGGAGGAATATTGATGAACGATGTATAGTTTGCGATATCGTAGGATGGCAGAGTGGTGCAGAAGGAACACTCCTTCTTCGCCCGGAGCATCATGGAGACTCGGAACAGAATACTGTTCGGGGGGTAAATATCGTCGTCGTCAAAGTGGACAATCACCGGAAACTTCGCGAGGCTGGCCCCGAAATTACGCTTGGCCGCGATGGTCTTACCAGGGGAATCAAGAATGTACCGAACGTAGGGCAAGTGGTTCACAAACTCTTCGCACGTATCCTTGCCGTCATCAATAATGATCCATTCGATCTTGTCTTTCGGATAACACTGTGACTCTACGGCTCCAGCACAAATCTCCATGAACTTCTGGCGATCGCGGGTGGGCGTAATAATAGTGACACCAGGAAGCTGATCCTCAGGGACAGAGCCTGCGTCCACTGAGAACACTCCGTCTGTCTTATAGTCTTTCAGGAACTCCTGCATCTCCTTGGTCCATGCAGCATGACGCTCGACGTACAGATCGGTGTTCCGGGTACTCATAGCCTTACGCTCCTTGAACGACATCCCTGCATACTCTACGAGTGCCTCCACCACCGACTCGGGGGTCGTCTTGGCAATGACACCTAGACACTCGGGGTGCGGCACTGTCTTCTCCGTCTTCACCCACACGGTCTCATACCCAAACTCCTTGAATGGTGGAATATCGTTGAGGAGGAGTACACACCCAGTCGACGCAGCCTCGTTCACGGCATGGCCAAAGCCTTCGCCGCCCGAGCAACAGATTGCCAGTCCGCATTCCTGAAGAAGGGCATCATACTCTCCCTGCTTCATGGTCGTAGAATGAAGCACCACGTTGGTGAGTGTCTCGGGGACATCGACCTTTAGCCGGCTTCCGTCGTAGATGACGTGGAGTTCAGGGAGCTTGGTCTCCTTAATGTTGGCAAGGGAGTAGGCGTCTACAATGAGCTGGGGGTGACGAAAGATGTTCTTGCCGGTGATGACCACGGCCTTGTGGAAGTTCTTCTTCTCGGGAACACCCTTGGCAATCGATGTCCAGCCAATGTGCTTGACGTTGGGGTGCAGAGCCTTAAAGATCTCCACGGCCTCCTCTGTCTTGCACCAGATCTCGTCAAGGGATGCAAGGTACGGGATCCAGGCCTTGTACGTCCACTCGGGGTTAGGAATCAGGATATTCCCAGCAGCATAGGTGAACAGCACCGGGTTCAGGACTTCGAGGAACACATTGATTTCTGCCTCGTCGCATTCGGGTTGGGCATTCAGAACACGGCGAAACTTCACAGTCTCGTCGGCAGCCGCCCAGATTCCCTGGAGGATATCTGCGTCCTGGGCTAGACCCGTCTGGTTGCGGTGCGTGGATACAATGTTGACTCGCATTACACTCTTAGTGTTTCCTTCGTTTAAGTGTTCCCCTGATTTGACGAGGGATGCGTTTGGCCGTCTTGGCACGGAGGTTCATGATGCGGAGATACTCTTTCCTACTTGGTGTTCCGCTCACACATGGATGTACGACAATCATACGATCGTAGAACCATACGCTCTTCTGCCCCGTCCACTTCCAAAACTCGTCAATTGTATCGATAGTAGGTGCAGTCTCCATGTCAGCAATAAACTTGTCCGTGAAGTCTACACACACTTCCTGCATATCTCCGAATCCGTACTTTGTGTCAAATATCTCAGAACACAACTGACCGTATAAAATCTGAACGTCTTTCCGAATAGGGTTCCACACAATCTTGTCAATGGGACGGAACGTATCCCACCCTGCGTCCCATACAAGAAGTTTTTCGTTATCAAGTTTTCCGTACACGCGATCCCCAAATCGCACGAGACTCATTACTACTCGTCAATCTAAAAGAACGCTTTGAATTCCGCACCCTTCGTGCCATAGATGTGAGGATTGATCGGGCGATCGATCTGGTCGGGGTAGTTCAAGTTCTGACTGCGGTTGTAGAGCCACATATTGATAGACCCCAGGATATCGTCTACGCAGTACCGTAGAACACGCTCGTTCAGTGCGTTGAGTTCCCTGGCAGGGTTTTGCTCGTCGTTGATCTGGTACTGTAGGTAGTACGCCCGCATGATCGTCTTCAGATCGTCAGGACGCTGGGGGTCGATCACATGTTTCTTATCGCTCTTCTCCCAGACGCGGTACCGGATCTCGTCCTGAAGATTCTGAATGTTTGCGTCGGAAAAGAAGGCCTGGTTCACAGGCGTCGGGGTGTGCACGCGAATCAAGGCCTGCTGCTGAAACGTCGAACCGTAAGCCAGCTTCGGATCCTCGTGATGCGTCGAAAACAGCTTGAACGCTTGAGTGCTGTCTGTCTCCGGATCCGCGAGATTCGGAACGAAGCCAGTACGTTTCGGGGCACTACGGATAGCGGTATCGACATAATACTCGTTAAGATCACCGGTCCTGCGTGGGTAGATTTCGCCGTTTTGGGGAGCACCGGGCATCTATTGTTCTTATCTTTAGTTCGGGATAATTCTCTGGATATTCTTCGAGTCAGGCTCCATCGTTGTCACTTCCAGAACAAAGGCTGCTTGCACATTCAAGTTCATCATTGGGATTACATAATCCTGGGTCAGCGTACGGGTTCTCGCAAAGGAGAGATTGTTTGGAACGCCAGTGTACTGCTGCAAACACACCTGTGATAATGTACGTATCAGTCCACATATCGTGGTGACCGAGTTTGACATTCCCGCGAACCCTGAGACTTTCGGAACGGCCGTGAACGACGTGCCGATATTCGTAATCACAGGGAATGCATTAGGCACTGTAAAGTCTGACCCGCAAATATCCGTCACAATAAAGTTATTCGATAGGAGGTTCATAAATGCCGAGAGTTGAGGTGTGCACCTGCGATCTGAAGCGATCTGAGTTATTGCGGGAGTATAGAAGATGATTTCGTCCCCTACCCGAATATCGGATGCCAGAAACGCGTTGCAGTTGCCGAAGGTTGTATTGCATGCCGTTTGTGTGACAAAAAACTTAACCTTTCCAGTGCGTGACGTATCCAACACAAAGTCAACGACACTGAGATTATCAATCTGGGAAAACGCGACCCCCGCAGCATTGTACAGTTGAATGTTCGCGTTCGATAGTTTAGCAAGGGGCGGATCGAATTTGTACGATTCATTCGACCAGGGGTAGTAGTCTGAAAATTGTCCGGGGTATGTCCCGTTTCCACTGTAATGATTGCGAGTGTTTTGCGTGAGAACGGTGAACGACTGCTGGACGATCTGCGATCCTCCCAGGTAATTCCCCTTAAAGTTCTCGATCGTCATGAGAATGTAAGAGTGTGAGTGCAATGCAGAGGGGTACTCAATCGCGTCGGAAAAGGTTGCTGGGGTATACGGCTGCGTACTTCTGACTGGAAGTATAGCCCTAGACAGCCTGATTTCCGATACGTTCGACAGTGCTAACTGGGTGGAGTACGCATAACTGTTTGTCCCGTACTGCTTCTGCTGAATATCGATACCAACCTGGGCACCGGCAGTTTGGGCAGCATCGTACACTGGGTAAAAGAAGACTTTGGTATTCGGGTCCCGGTAATTCACGGGCGTGGGATTATGTACGAGCTGGCCGTTCGAGAAAACAATCTTCCAGCCGTAGGAAGGACGTACGAGTCCCTGGTTCGTGGTGTTCACGTACGCAGGCAACGGTATTCCTGCCGGGAACGATTGGGGAGTAATATTTGGTACAGTTTGAACTGCAGCCCGAGATCCAGATGCAATGCTAGGAGGAACGATCGGGGTTTCCCACGCCGCCAGTGGGATCGTAGGATTGTTGAAGTAGAACGGGGTCTGGGGTCCTACAGTCTGGATGGGGATCTGTGTTCCTAATGAAAAAATATTCGAATACGCGTCAGGCTGTATTGTCCAGTCCCGTTGTCCCGAATCAATGATGACGTTGCGTTTCCGCGGAACCATACCTGGAGCCGCCTGTACGGGTGATGTCAGGGTTCCACTTAATCCGGGAGTGCTCAGTTCTTCTATAGTTGCCTGTCCCCCTGCGTCAGCACTCACAAACTGCTGATTCCTGTTCTGAAGAGGTTGAACATTAGGGCCAGAGTCGGATGTTTCCAAAAAAGCTACCCGAGGATCATAATCATAATCCTCGCGGGCTTCGGCATCTGCCCCTGCTAAAAGTCTCTGGTAGTTCATCCTATCCTATCTTATCTCTCTACAAGGCGAGATTCTCTAAATCGGCAACCCAGAACCGCTCTGGCGTCGTACCCTCGATCTCGGTGATCCGAGCACGGATACGATCAAGTTCAGCCTGGTGCTTCTGAACATTCTCCAGCGTCATACTGCTGAACGGCAGCTTCAGGAGATCGGGAATGTCCGTGAGCTCATGCTTCTCCAGGATCTGGACACACTCGGCATGCGGCTTCTTCCGGAGATCGATGGCATCCTCGCACATGAGCGTGAGGAACTTCACGACACTCGAATGCCACGGCAGCTTCCCACGCAGGTCGGCCAACATACTGCCCTTGCGGTCAGAATACAGGGCGAGGCGGGTCGCGGCATACTCTTCCAGAATCTCGACCGCAGATGCGAACTTGCGAATCTTACCATGGCGATCAAAGGCGTGCATGTTCGTCAGCTTGATGCGGGATGACAGACCCAGCTTCTTCTCGATCTCGGCGATGGTCATCTCATCCTTCAAGATCACCTCAAAGTTCACGTCGACGTCCGTGGAGGTATCCGTGTAATCCTTGACCAGATCCTTCTTCTCGCACTGAGCGTCCAGGAACGCCTTGAAGTCCGACGTCCAGTACTCGATCGGCAAGTCACGCACCGTGACCGTCTTGGTCTTGGTATTGTACGAATAATCCGCTGTCACATCGTACCCGTCATCACGGGGAACAACCGTTCCTCGGAACCCGCGGTACCAGGGGGTAAGGTGGAACTTCGTCATGTCCTCGCCGTCCTTCAGCCACCGAAGCAGGAGACCGCGAATCACCGTGGGATTGTAGGATGGAATGTAGGTCGAGTACCCCGTGCCGATCCCGCGAGCACCGTTCACTAGAAGCATTGGGAGAACGGGAGCGTACCATTCGGGCTCTACGGACAGCCCGTCATCATCCCGGTACTTGAGACACGGGAGATCGTCAGCAGGAACCAGGTCCTTCATGTAGGGTTGGAGGTAGGTGAAGATGTAACGTGACGCAGCCGAGTCCTTGCCGCCCTCCAGACGCGTACCGAACTGGCCCTTTGGGACCAGCCACGGCAGATTATTCGAGCCCACAAAGTCCTGGGCCATGCCGATAATGGTTTCGTTAAGCGACATCTCGCCGTGATGGTATCCTGCGTGCTCGGACACGTAGCCTGCCAGCTGAGCGACTTTGACCTTATCCGTCAACTTTCGCTTGAGGCAACCGAACAGGATCTTCCTCTGCGACGTCTTGAGACCGTCGATGGCAGACGGAATCGACCGCTCGAGATTGTAGTGTGAGAAGTGGATGAGATCGCGATGGACGAACTCCTTGTAGGTCAGCGTCTTGTCCGCCTTAGGGATCACGATGGCAGCCGCATCGTGACCCTGCAACCACGTCTTACGGTCGTCGGCCCGAGCCTTGTTGAACGCCAGATCAATCGCCTCGGAATCTGCGTCGGCCGTGTACCGGAACTGCGTGACATTCATGTTCTTGAAATACTCCTGAGCCTCGTCACGCGTCGAAGTGCCCAAACCCTTGTAATACTGGACAGCCCAGCCACGACCGGCCTCGCCCTTCCACTGATCGTACTCGTACTGGGTGTAGAACGTCCGCGTATCCTTACCCTTGGTTGCCTTCACGATCGGCGTAGCCATGTAGGTCAGGAACCCCGGGATCTTGAACAGCTCCGTCCACAGCTCGTGGAACAGATTGATTAGGAGACCGCGAATGTGCGACCCATCGTAATCCTGGTCAGTCATGATCAGGATCCGGCCGTACCGCAGGCTCTTGATATCGACGTACGTCTTGCCAGACTCCAGACCCACGATCTTCTTGAGTTCGGCGATCTCCTTCGCCAGTTCCACCTTGGAGGATGACGAATCTTTGACATTCATGATTTTCCCCCGCAGTGGGAACACGCCGAAAGACTGACGCTGAGCCTTCGTAAGACCGCTGAGAGCCATTGCTTTGGCGGAATCCCCCTCGGTGAGGATGAGGGTGCACTCGGCAGACTTGGCGGTACCTGCGAGAGCGGCGTCGTCGAGCTTCGGGATACCATATATTTTGGAGCTCTTCCGTCCATCACTCTTCTTATTCTCCTTCTCGTCCTTTTCCTTCTGGGCCACCACCAGCTTGTCCACCAACTCCAGCTTGGCTCGGACCTTCTTGAAGAACTCTTCTGGCAACTTGCACGTCGAGCCAAACGCCGTGCTCTTCGTGGTGAGTGCCTCCTTCGTCTGCGACGTGAACGACGGGTTCTCCACTGCCGCCGTCACCCAGACTGCAAGGTTCTCCTTCACCAGCGAGGGCTTGACTTTGATCTTCTTCTTCGTCTCCAGAAACTCGCACAGGTTCCCAACGATCTGGTTCACAATGTAGTCCACATGCGTCCCGCCCTTAGATGTCCAGATCCCGTTCACAAACGATACTTGGAGAAACCCGTCCGCCGGTGTGTCCGCCACCACCACATTCCACCGGTCGCTCGTGTGGGCTGCTACCGGCGTGCTCACAAACTCTCCCGCATACGCCGTCAGATCGCGGCACTTGATCAGCACCTTCTCCTCCCCATGCTTCCAGTGCACCTTGACATCCTTGCCCACCGTCATCGCCAGATCACTCGCCCGCCGGCGGAACACGCCCAGCAGGTCGGGCGTCACCTCGGAGAGACCGAACCTCCCAAAGTCAGGGGTCCACGCGACGCTGACATACGGCTTGGACTTGCATGCCACGATCTTGGGCTTGTTCACCACTGTCATGTTGTTCTCCCAGGTCTGCGTATACTTCTTGCCAGACAGGGCGTCCACCGTCTCCACCGTCAGAGACTTGGCGAAGATATTCGCCAGCTTCACGCCGTAGCCGTTCTTGCCACCCACCAGCTTCTTCTCGTCCTTGTCGTAGTTCGTCGAGGTCAGGAGCTCGCCAAACACCAGTTGCGGAACCCACACCTTGTATTCGGGGTGCTCGGCCACCGTGATGCCCTCTCCGTCGTTCTCCACCGTGATCATCTTGTTGTCAGCTGAAATTTCGATTGTGATGTTCTTGACTGGGTTTGCAGATCCTCGCTGACGCATGCGAACCACTTGGTCGTGGGCGTTCACTACGATCTCGTCAAACAGCTTGTAGAATCCAGGGTTGAAGGATAGGTTCTTCTGAATAAACTTCTCGTCCTCCACGACGTACATCTCCTCCGTCGACGTCTCGATGGAACCGACATACGTATCGGGGAGAGACAGAATGTGCTCGCGATGCGTGTGCTTCTTGTACGCCTCCGCCATTTTGTAGTGTCTGAGTACCTTCCTAAAAAGCCAGTCCGTTTTACGCAGAAAATCCATATTCATGTAAATGCCCCCTGCTCGAGCAAAGAAGGGAAAGAAGGCTCAGGAAGAGCCAACAGTAGAGCTTCCACCGGTCATATTCTTCCTGCGGATAGGAAAGGATTTTGACTTTGAGGAGGAGAGGGTGGATATCCCCGCACCTACCGGTGCTGGGTTGGTGGAGTACTCTGATATTCTCCAAACGACCGAGGCCCAGGAACGACGCTTCGATGAAACGGTGATTCACGACTTGATGTCCAAGTTTTCTTTACAGACATCGTATCCCCCTGGTTCTGCGTGTCTGTGGTGCTGCCACTCTATTCCCGGCGACTCCTTCGTTGTTCCAACGCACTACGATGTGTACACGAACATGTACACTGCAGAGGGAAACTACTGCAGCCCCGAGTGTGCCCTTGCCTCTATCTACCGCGAGTCTGGAATTACCGAATCCGATAAGTGGATACGTCATTCCCTGCTACGCAATGTCTACCGCTCACTTTACAAGGATCGTGATATCCAGCCCGCCCCTGACCGTCGTGTCCTCCGAATGTTCGGAGGGAATCTGGATATTCAGCAGTACCGTGAATTCATTCAGCATTGTACGAAACCTCTCCAACTGGCCATGCCTCCTGTCCGACTGTACATGCCGTCTGTGAACACTCAGTCATCGGTCCGCGACGTCAAGTCGTACGTGTCTCTGTCTAGTGAAACCATTAACAAGGCGTCTCAGCAACTCCGTCTCAAGCGGTCCAAGCCGGTACACGAGGGTATTCCTACCCTAGACAAGTGCCTTACAGCGACAGCGTTTGGCTCTCCACGATGAAATATTCGAACAAAGCAATGACATCTCTAGGTGAACTTCTCAAGATGTCACTGTTCTTCCAGGTCCTGACGACAACGGGAAACAGTTTTCGGCCGCTCATGGCATTTATTGGACTGAATCTCTATGAGCGTGGCATAGCAATGTACCCTTCGTGGCTATCGACTCTTAAAACATCATTTGCCACTTCTATCGATTCTGACGATCGAAAACCTTCGGCAGTGATCGAGTGTGAGCGTGGATCGCCTCCCCCCACCAAGGGCGGACAGGCCCCTCTATTTATGACTCGCATGGACGCCATCATTCATTATGTCGCATGCTCCCCTGCCACCAAGCGACTCCTTTCGATCGCGAACCACGATTACCTACCCTACGAGTTTGAGTCAGTGCGACTGGATGAGGATATCTACTTCAAACTCACGAACGTGGAAGTAGATGACGGGAATATCAAGAACATCAAGTTCCAGATCTTCTGCTACAACCACCCTATCCAAACCCTGCAGAAGTTCGTGGACTCCTGCAACCAGGATTATGAACGCCGCATGCTGAATAAGTTGGGCAACGATCTCTACTTCTTCGACCAGATGATTGATAACAAGAAGTCTCGCAAGTCCAACCAAAACCCTCTTCCCCAGAACTTCCTCGTCTACACCAAGAACAAGTTCTCCACGACCCGCACCTTTGAGAATGTTTACTTTGAGCAGCAGGGGGAGGTCAAGAAACGTGTCAATTTTTTCCTGGAGAAACGGTCGTGGTACGAACGCAAGGGTATTCCGTATACTCTCGGCTTCCTGTTTCACGGAGACCCTGGAACCGGCAAGACGTCGGAAATCAAGGCTATCGCCAACGTCGCCCGCCGTCACCCCGTGAACATCCAGCTCTCAGAAATCAAGACCAAGACCCAGCTTCGCCAGCTGTTTTTCAGCGACGATCTTCACGTGTACAACGGGACAACACTCGAGAAGTACACTATCCCTATTTCCGAGCGACTCTACATCATCGAGGACGCAGATGCGATGGGCGACGTGCTCTTGAAGCGGGAGTGGAAGCGTCCTGAGCCGGCGGCAGCACCCAAGGATCCGTTTGCTCCCGAGATGGACGATGATATTATCAAGGACCCCATCGATCTCTCATTCCTCCTCAATCTCCTCGACGGAACCCTAGAGTCATCTGGCCGCATCATGGTATTCACCTCCAATTTCCCAGAACGGTTTGACCGTGCTCTCATTCGTCCCGGCCGTATAGATATGATCGTCCATTTCAAGAAGTGTTCGCGAACTGTCCTGAAAGAGATGATTGAAGGGTTCTACGATATTACAGAGGGAGTGTCCCACTCCCTGTTTGATGATGTCAAGATGGACGAGAAGTGGAGCCCCGCTGAAGTCAACCAGATCCTCTTCCGCAACTTTGAGAGTCCTCAGCAGGCGATGGACGAGCTGCATTCTCTCAGTGCGTCTACGCCGCTGCTGCGGGAGGAGACGGAGACCCCGATTTAAACAGTTTCATGGCAAACGTAATTGTCTCGGGCGGCATGTCGAACACCAGGATGTATATCAGGGCAAAACCCATGATAACCGACGCAATTCCGACAGTGGATAGCGTCCATGCCGTAAGGCCACCTGTTGACGAGTTCACCACTGACGCAAACATTCCCGCTAGCGGAACCAGGAAGGGAATCAGAATGAAATTGGAGTACGCTCCAATCGCGGGGTACTTCTCGAACACCAGAGATTCCAAAGCGAACCATGCAGCACGATAGTAAATAATAATGAGAATATTCGTGAATGCAAACAGTAGCAAGCCGTTTGCGGATGACACAACTGGCCCGGGAGTTTCGGTGGCTTCTTGGTCGGGCGGTACGTCGGCAATTGGATCGTCGGTGTTGTCCGCCATCCGAATCTATTATGTATTGAACACAAGATTTGCTTGTCCGTTTGTAACCTTGAGGAAGTTGTACGATTCAATATAGATCATGGCAGAATAGCCGTTATATTGAATCTGTACGTTTGTGGGCGAGGGGTATACTGTCAGCGTCTGACCCGGCTGTACTGCGGGCGGAGCTATAGCTTGCCCAGACGCATTCGTAGGAACTATCGTTGCTCCAACGGGGACAACGGTGGGGGTTGAATTGAATGTCGTGTCCTTGAAGACACACACAGGTATCTGTGACACAGGTCCCGTTTGAACAACTGGGGGGGTCAGAAGTGTGTACTGAAAATTGGTCTTGTTGAACATGGAACCGTTTGCACTTCCCGACGGCTGGGTAATGGTGTTGGGATCCAGAGCAAATGAGTATAAGTTGATCCCAGGAAGAGTGACTGTATCCCCAGCTGAGAAGCGGAAGTTTTGGATATTGCGGAAGAAGTTCACGTTCTTCGTGACAAACCGGTCCGTGCCATCGAACGTAAGGTTTCCTTCCAGGAGAATGTTTTGGGAATCCATTGAGTTCGAAAGCTGGATTCCCGTAGAGTACCATTGATCGGGAGTCGCGGGGGCAGTGAGTGTCGGCAGGACGCTGGGGTATGTTTGTACCGGCGGATAAAAGATAGAGTCCCAGTTCGTGTAATTGTCCCAATCGTTCAAGAGAAGTCGGTCTTGACGCTGAAACAGGGATACAACGCGTGTGCACAGATTGTACATTGGAATCGTTATGTTGTTGTATCCGTACTGGTTGTTGTTCTTGAGGTAGCGGACTTGAGTAATGAGGAACGAGCGGTCATGTGCCGCAATGTACGCACGCTCCGTATCTGTTAGGAAAATGTAGTTGGCTTCAATGTAGGGGTTGAGGTTCCAGCTTACCAGAGAGGGGTTTGTCGGATTTCCCATCGTATCAGGGTACGACAGGTAATTCTGGATTCCAAGGAAAGAGTCTCCCGGGTTCCCTGTCACGCGGGTCTGGAATGTAGGATTGGTCGCGGCCGTTCCACGAGTGTCCAGGACAGTGAAGAGGTTGTAGATATTGCGGAAGGTGATTTGGATAGATACTTCAGTCTGGGGCATGGCCACCAGGGGAATAGACTGTCCGATCTCTTCACAGAACCAGAAGGAGAGGGGGATGTTGAGCTGGCGGCCGCGAATGGAGGGAGCGGGAGGTGCGGTATTTGTGGCGGAGACGTTGATGGCATTGGGGTACTGGTTCGTGCGTCCTGGGGCATTGGCGGGGTCGTGCATGTCCAGTGTATTTCCGGTCATGGCATTCAACTTTGCTCGCTGTGTTCCACTCTCCTTCATATAACTCTTGATCTTTATCCACTCTCCAGTGACTGTAGCCATAGCCGTTCCATTGAAAAGAATCGAAGCAGACTCGATCATATTGTACCCGAGGTTACGCGACCACTGGAATGCAGTCTCGTACGCGAGCGATGTAGTCTGGTCGAATCCAGATAGAGGGGACCAGATGTCGGGGATCTGGACACATACGTAGCAGTCATGGAGCAAATCAGCATAGCGAGGAACCGGGAACGTGAACGTCTTTGTTCCGGCAGGGGGAAGCGTAGTGTCCGTCACATGTGCGATATTCAGCCTGAAGTGTTCCATCGCGAAGTTAGTGGACCGCTTATACATCTTGTTGAAGTACGTCATGGAAGGGTTTCCATTGACAAATACGTTTTGGGCACCAAAGCCAGTGAGCTGAACGAGTCCACCACCCATTCTTACTATATTATCTTATAGGGTATGATTAATGTATCGGAACTTGCCGTATATCATTATTGGAATCCTTGTCCTCTTTGTGTTGATTCACTCGTACATGAGCGTTCGCTTCGGATACGACTGGATCGGGACACAGACACGAAAGGTGATTCATGGGGCGTATACGCGGAGCAATTCTGTTCACGAACTCTACCCCATCCCCCCTGTTCCGTTCATGGACCGGTTCTCGGAGTTCACGT